CGGGTATCCTTTCTCCATGAGGTCTTGCATCCACGATTTTGTAGCAAACATCTCGTAGAAATCTTTACGTTTTTCAGAACCTTTGTCAGTCTCGTTCTGGACAGCTACCATGCTATTGTCTGGAGTAATTCCACCGAAGATGCCCTTATGCTTTCGTTTATGCCTAGGGATAGATAGCTTTAATTGCTGTTGGAGTAGGGAGGATAGTTCTGGAGCCATCTCCTCTTCACCACCCTCTTCGCCGCCCTCCTCGCCTTGCTGCTCTTGCTCCATCATAGCTTGCTGCTGTTCCTGTTGCTCCATTTGCTGCTCTTGTTGCTCCACACCCAACTCTAACTGTTTAACTTGAGCATCAATCATCTTAGGTTTACCGGAAATCACGAAGCGGGCTTCCTCCACATCCACATCTGGGTCTTTCAGATTAATTGTGTACCCTAATTGGGCTAGTTGGGCTGCTAACTGAGTACGCTGCAAAGCAAAACTTATGCGAGTAGCTTCTGCCTTCTCTTCTGGATTAGGGAGTTCCATCTTCCAGTCTTTTACATTGAACGCTCGTAGTAGATGTGGGAAAACCTTTTCATGGAATATCCGCTGATCGCCTTCTACCACTCGGCTCATAACAACAAGTTGCTGTGTTTGGGTGGACAACCCACCGAAAGCCTCTGGAGCGCCCTGCCATGCAGGAGTTACACCCCACATAGCTGCCACACGTTCTCTAATCTCCTGTCGTACAGGCAGGTAATCCATCTCCTGAAGTGTGTGGAACAAACGAACAAGGTCTACTCGACCCCGCTGATTACGGCTTGAAACGGCAACCATCGGAATGAAGTTAGGGTCTGCCTTTACATTAGCAACAAGGTTGGCCCGCTCCCGCCTCAAGCTTTCAGGGTCGTCTGTATGAACCATAAGCATTGAAGAAGGCATCTTTCGTTCAAAGAAATACCGGTAAAGGTTTTTATCCATACCAATAAGGGTCAAAGCCTTTTCAAAGACAGTTAGAATAGGAGACCATCCGTAAGTCTCTGATGGGGAGAACTTGGACACATGGATAACTTCGTTATCAAATAAGAATAAGTTAGTCTCTCTGTGGCGGTATCGGTACATTACAGGACTTCGTTCATGACCTTTAGGGCACTTGCCTGCTACCTCAGCAACATCTCCTCTGTCTATAGGGCACAACCAGTGTGAATTTTTAGGAAGCCCTTTATTATCTAAGTCAAATTCTATGAGGGCTGGGTTCAATCTGCGGATTTCCCTGACCTTAGATTTTATAGACTTGTCTTTTGAATCTACATAAAAGTCTTTTACTAAGTAGATGAAAGCATCATCGGTAGAGTTGAGGTCAAAGTGAGCTTGTCGGAGAACCTGCTCTAAACTCTGGTCAAAAATATTACAATCATCTATAAAGCGTTTGAGTGTTTTAACTTCCTCGTGGTCAGGATTCTCTGTGTCAGGTATTAGCTTGAGACCTCTCCTGAAAACCTCGTTGGTTATGTGGTGGAGTGGTGCCCGTATCTCCTCTACCTGCATAGCGATAGTTTGAATGTCTTGAATAAGCTGTTTCCGATACGCCATTTGGTTGCGTATCCAACCATTCACAACGGTCTCTATTCCTAGAGATGGAGCTCTCCCTGACTCGGTACTAGCGTTATCGTTATAGCCGCCCTTCATTAGATTTAGCCAATCTAAAGTAGAATTAATTTGCCCTAAACCTTTAACAAGTTCCGGAACCTCTGGTAAGTAGTCACCTAATTTCATATGATATTAATCCTTGAGTAGTGTATCCATCTCGCCCATAGCTGCTAGTTTTAGAACGGCTCCCAAAGCTTGCCTCTTTAGTTCGTAAGTGTCGCTCCGACTAGTTTTTATGACGAGATCGCCTTTTTCAGACTGTAGTTTCACTATTTGCGCCTTCAGGTCTACTGTTTCATCAGCTAATTCTTCGTGGTCGCATTCAGGAGCGCCCATGCTGCCCGCATCATCTAAAAGGCCCATCCTAGCGGCTTCTTTCATTAGTGACAAAAAGGCTCCCTCTTTAACTACCGTTACTGCTAGGCTGTCATCAGGCACATCTTCGTCAGGTTCTAAAACCTTCAGGGCTGAGTGCCAAGTGTCCAGAATTCGCCACGTTCCTAACTCGTCTTGGTTAGCCGCATACTGCTCCCCACGTTCTCGTAACATGTTACCTATAGCCATACTTCACTCCTTAAAACTAATCTACTCTTATTATACTACTAATCTATAATTTTATGCAATGTGGCATTTAGACCAACCGCAAGATTTACATGTCACGCAACCGCTCTCTTCGATTAGGTAAGCGTTTTCGCAACATACTTCATCGTCTATTTCAGAGAGGACATCTTCAAACCCTTCAAGAACAGTTTGTGATTCCGCCCCGGCTTTTACCAGAACCTCTTTCTCTCTACTACCGGTTCTGTAGACGGTTATGCCTTTACAGCCCTCTTCCCACGCAAGCATGTATGCTGTATAAACATCTTCAATACTAGCACTGTTTGAGAAGTTAATGGTTTTAGATATCCCTGAGTCGCAATGTTCTTGGAATGCAGCCTGCATAAGTACATGCGCTTCTGGAGTAATATCCCCTGCTGTCACATAAACTTCTTTCACCCACTGTGGGACGTCGGTTCGGGATTTAAGAGACCCGCCATTAGAAATGTAATCCATTAAATCTTCAGAGTAAAATTCGTAAGTCTTAGCGTCCTGCTCAAAATATTTATTGGTGTAGTATACAGTTTCTCCCTCTAAGATGTTCATCTTTTTCCACGCTAACGCAAAGGTTGGCTCTATCCCGCTAGATGTGTCAGCTAGCATAGAAATCGTACCTGTGGGAGCTACTGTAAGGCGGCAAGCGTTCCTGAGTTTTGTGTCCGTCGCTACATACTCACTTTCAGCCCAAGCGGGGAAAACTCCTCTGGAGGTGCCTAGCCGTAAAGATTCATGGTCTGCAATATCTCGTACAAACCCCATTAGGTAATTACCGATCAAGCGCCCTGATTCAGTATCGTAGCCTGTACGTAGCTGAATAAGTAGATCAGCGAAACCCATAACCCCTAAGCCTATTTTACGTGTAGCTTTAGTCATGGCTTCTATTTCTGGGGTTGCGTAGTGATTGGCGTCAATAACATTATCTAAAAACCTAGTGGCTAGACGTATGGTTTTATCTAAGTTATGCCAATCTATGTTAGATTTCCAGTCTAGTGACGGTTCCGATGAGCTTGAAAACTTAGTAGGTATGAAAAAGTTAGCTAAATTTATTGACCCTAGATTACAGGACTCATTCCCAAGTAGAGGTTGCTCTCCACAGGGGTTAGTAGCAATCATGCGACCGAACTGGCTCTCCACTTTATTATCCTTATTAATGGCATCTAGGAAGACCATGCCGGGCTCACCATTTCTCCATGCACCGTACACCATCTTGTTGAACACCTCCCTTGCATCCAAATCGTCAACCACTTCATTGTTGCGTGGATTGATGAGGGAGTAACGTGTTCCAGCTTTTACAGCTTTCATGAAATCGTCGGTAACACCTACAGAAATGTTAAAGTTATGGATATCCCCTTCCACAGCTTTACAGTCTATGAATTCTAAGATGTTAGGATGGTGCACATCCATTATAGCCATGTTAGCCCCGTCTCTTTTGCCACCCTGAGTAATCATGGAGGACACACGGGAAAGTGTCTTTAGCACCTCTATAGGCCCACATGAAATTCCGTGGGTGCTTTTGATACGGTCCCCTTTAGGGCGTAATTTCGATAGAGCAAAACCGGTCCCACCGCCGAACTTTTGAACCATTGCGGCGTCGTGCGCCGCTTTCATAATCCCCTCCATACTATCTTCAAGAGGAATTACAAAACATGCGGACAAGGTGCCTTGCTCGGTACCAGCATTCATAAGGGTGGGGGAGTTAGGCACAAAGTCTAATGCAGACATCATGGCGTGGAAGTCATTAGCTGACAGTTCTGTTTCTACTGGGAGTTTCCCATAGAGTGTTTCTATACTGCTCACTGCATCGGCTACTCGCCTAAACATTTGATCTGAGTTTTCAACAGGTTCGTTTTCATCGTTCTTTAAATAGTATCGTTTCTTTGCGACGAGTTCAGCTTGAGATGCAAGAGTGACCATTCGTTCCCCCTTAGGTTTTACTTACGGAATCCACAGTATAGGCATAGTCCCCGTTCTGGTATCCATACACTAGGGCCGCAGTTGGTATCCTGACAATCGGGATTTAACGGTCTGGGGGCAGAATCGGAATCGGAGTTAGTTTTATTATACCCTAAAAGCTTCGCCTGTACAGCCTTTGCAGGGGTGTTTTCTGCATCATTCGATGCGGAGTCCAAATCCTGTAAAATGTCTTGAACATTCCCTACAGTTTGGACTTGATATCGAGAAGACTCGTAACATGCTTGTAGCGCCATGGCGATTGAAAAGAAGGCGTCCCCGTGCCCCATAGGGGTCTCTGCGGCTTTCAGTTCGTTGTTTACTGACAGTATCTGAGAGGTTTGACGTTCATCAGCTAAAAATTTCGTGTTACCTTCATGTACATAAGTTTCAAAAATCTGTGCCATAGTCATCTTGCTCTTTGCTGTGAAGTGCATGGGCCACCACGCAGTGTCTAAGCCTCTGTCTTCTAGCTCACCTCTCGTGTTATCTATGTAGCCTTTGTTAAGCTTGAAATTTTTAGACACTAGATTTAGGAACTCTATTTGGGCAGTGTAATCCCACCCGTCTAGCCATGTCTGATGTATCTGTTCGATATTGTCCCCGCTCTTCTTGAAAATCACTAGATGAGACGGGTGCCTCTTTTTACCTACGTCGAAACCAGCATATATCATATCCCCATCCTTGAAATGGTGGTCGTGGTTTGATGGGTAATTTCGTAGACCGTAATCTAAATTTTTAGCGATGTCTTCTTCTGAGAAATAGGACTCTTGACTAAGGAAAGGTTTTAGTAGGAACTCTGAAGCAAAGGATTTAGGTTTCGCTCTCTGCTGCTCAAGTAACCAGTCCTCATCGTAAACTTCAGGCATTAGAACTCGTCTGTCAGGCACTGGGTCTAG